GGTGTCACCGCTGTTGTTAACCGTGATGCCAGTGGTTTCGGTCGTTGTTGCCCGAGGTGCTGTCCCTAGGTCGGCGGCCACGGCAGTGTTGACTGACGTACCAGTGTTCCAGGCGCCGTTGTTGTATTCAAGGGTATGGGCGTGACCCGGATCGGTAAGCGTGTGGGTGTGAGCCAAGTTGGCACTGGCTTGCGCGGAACCGAATACACGGCCCGTATCAATGCCGCGTCCATCGTCCCAGCCACGGGCAAATTCACCCCGCAGATCGGGAACGTTGAAGGTTGTAGAGTTATTACCAGCGCCGAATGCGGTGCCGATAGCGCTAAACAAGGTGGCGTAAGTCGTGCGGCTTACTGCCGCACCGTTGGCCTTTAGATAACCGGTTGGTGCGGTACTACGTGCGCTCCAGATGATGGTGCCTGCAGGGGTCATGTCCTGCGGCGTGATGGCAGCAATTTGCGTATCGACATAGCCCTTGTTGGCGGCCATGTTTGTGGTGCTGGGGTTGCCTACCAGCGTCAGGTTGCCGGTCATCGTCCCACCAGCTAGAGCTAGGTAGGTGCTGGCCGCAGTGGTGATCTGGAGGTAACGGGCATCAGCAAAGGTCTGGTCAATGCCGTCGGGATCCACGCGCACCCAGTTGGTGCCGTCCCACATTTTCAGTTCGTCGGGCGTTTGACTGGTGTCTTGCCACAACTGACCCAGTGCCGGACTACCCGGTGCGCTGGCTGAGGGATTGGTGATGATTGATGCGCCTGGCTGGAACGACACGATGGTGAACGTGGCGCCATTCCACACCTTGAGCAATGGCGGGTTGCTGCTGGTATCAACCCAAAGTTGGCCGTTGGCAGGGGTAGAAGGCTGCGTTGGTCCAACACTGGTGCCAAGCAAACCCAGTGCCAGTGCAAGGTTGTTGGCCGTGATGCGCCGAGTCTGGGAGCCGCTGACGCTGGAAAACGGCAAGAGGTCCGCGCTGGCAATCGCTGTTGCGGCGGGTAACTGGGAGATCCGTAAGCCAGCCATCTCAGTACCCCACCACAGTGATGTCGATCAGTCCAGCCACTGCTGTACCAGAACTATTGACGCACTTCACTGTAACGCTGCTGGTGGTCTTAGACAAAACAATCGCGTTGATGGCGCCAGTTCCGGTGTCTTGGAGCGTGACCTGGACAGACTTGACGGCGCGGAATGGCTTGGTCAGCGGAATGGCAGTTCCAGCTCCACTGCTGCTGATGGCCACGTCGTTCTTTGACTCGATCACATCCGCATAGTCAAGTTGGAAACAAATCCCTGTGATGGCGCCAGGAGATACGCCATCCTTACTGCGGATCAGTGTCTGAACTTGATAAACGTCTTCAATTAGACGCTCATATGGCGCGTATGGGTGCAAGATGCCCGAGGATTCTCCAGATAGAACACCAGCAGCGTAGGTGCGCTGTTCGGCAAAAATTTGATCATTGTTTTCCTGCAAAATGTCATTATCGTTTTCTTGAAACAAAGCAGTATCCGCACCAGTCAATGCGCCGATGCTGTGCTGGTAAGTGGCTTCAGCAGTCGTGGTAATCAGAATTGCACTTTCAAAAAAGTTATTGTCAAAGTTCCAGCGGTAATATCCATCAACCTCCGGATCAGTTTGCTGGACGCTATAAATGCCAGTATTTCCGGTGATATACATATTACTTTGTGTGGTTAGGTAATTTCCATCTTGAGTAGTCAGCCAATAAGTATCTGTGATTTGGGCATTGACAAAACCGCCTGGCCAAGTGGTGTTGTCAATGCACTCGTCGTAGACGGCGTTGCTTATCGGCGGGGCGCCAACGTTGAGCAGGATGGTGGCTGGAGCGTCGCTGCGCCATTGGGTAGCGTCTACCGACTTGACCATCACGGTCCACTCATCGGTGTCGAATAGGCTGGTCTCAAACCACTGCTGCGCGGCAGTCACACCACCGGAATACAACTCAATCCCCTGTTCCCAAGTGGTTGCAGGGTTGTTGTTGATCAGGCCGCCTTGCTTGTAGCGAACTTCGTAGGACACCACATCAGAGACAACGCCTTGGTCCCAGCTTCCGTACAGGCTGCGTGGTAGTTGCCAGCTGAAACGTTTTTGGCCGCTATTGGTGTTTTCAACGACGGTGAACAGGCTGGGTGTTGGCGGAACAATCTCTGCACGCTCCACCGTGTCGTACAAATAATCCGTCGGGTTTTCACCGAAGATGGCGCTGGTGAAGGCAACGCGAATTTGCCAGTTTCCGGGTGCGTGGAACGCAATGGTGTAGTAGCCAGTGAGTGGAATGTCGCTGAGGAAATACCAGCCATCGGCGGCAGGTTCTTTGACACCAGGAATGACGGTTGGAACGTTGGTTGGAAATGCCCAGCAGCGATAACCCGTTACACGTTCGGGAATTGGGCAGGTGCCGGCGTCAACGATCAGGAGCTGAGTGCCATCGGGTTGGTTTTGGTGGCGGATGACGCCGTTGAAAGCCGGATCAGAAAGGTCTGGGATTGCGGGATAACCCACCACGCCGGCGGTGGCAAACTCGGATTGCTTGCCGAGACGGTCAATCGTGGCAACGCGGAACTCGTAGGTGTCACCAAAGACGTGGTTATCAATCGTCTGCCAGATATTGGTGGACGACACCTGCGTAATGTCTGACCATTCGGTGTCACCAATTTGGCGCCACTGATAGCGGTAACCGCGCACCAGCAGATCGTTGGCGTCATTGGTTTGGGGCGGTGTCCAATAGGCGCTAATTTGATTCTGACCGTTGCGATAAACCAACTCGGCGTAGACACCCGTGGGCGGTTTGGCGCCAGACAGCGTGAAACGATCTTTGGGAATTGCAACGGGCAAGTTGTTATCAACGTAACCATATTTGCTGGCGTTGTATTGGATAGCTTCAACTTGAAAAATCAACGTATCAACTTCGCTGATGGCAATAATTTTGTACAACGCAGCTTCAAGATTTTGCCATTCCAGCACCCATAACGCCCCAACCTGGGTATCAATAATGCCGTTGCAGCGTATAACCGTAAAGGCGTCATCGTCTTGAACGACATAACCCACTAGTTCCAAGCCATTTTGGGTAGTCAGCAGGTCAAGGTTTTGGGCGCCGATATTGTTTAGTTGGCTGGCACCAGCAAGGTTGGAATAATCAACAACGTTGAGAACCTGCAGTTTTGGCTGGGTGGTGATCGTACCGTCGGGGTTGGTGGTTTTCTGTCCGTCGGGGATAACTAGCGTCAGCGTGTAGGTGTTGGCCGGGTTGAGGTTGAGAACAGCATCCAGCGTGATGCGGTTGTTTTCGATGTCAATGGCACGGACGCGACCGCCAAGGCGTTGACCTTGTTTTAGTGGGTCGGCAATCTGAATAACTTCACCGACGCTGGCAGCCAGACCTTCGGCGCCAATGCGGAAGCTGACTTTTTCGGTTTCGTAACGGTTGCTGAACAGCGTATGCTTTGCTGCCCGCAGTGCTTGACCTCGTGAGGTGACGCCCAGCAGGCGAAGGTCAATCGGGTTGTAGCCGAAACGCTCCAGCAGGGTGTCATCTTGCAGGTATTCGGTGACGCTGGAATAGGACTGATTGGGATCGTCCCAGTTGGCCAGAACAACGGATTTACGCGCAGTCTTGGCGGTGCCGTTGTATGTGAAGCAGGGCGATGTAACAACGCCGTTGTCGTCAACCTCTTGGATGACGTTGGCTTCGCTGAACTGTTGAACAGGGATCTGGGCGCGATCCTGCGTCAGGTAGAGTTTGCCTTGGCTGTAGTAGACCAAACCACGGAAGCAGGATGCCAGTGCGTTGAGGACTTCGTAGACGCTGCCGGGGTTTTGAAGGTAGACGTTGCAGGTGAAGCGTGGTTCGTATCCGCCTTCGCCGTTAGGAACTTGTTCGTCGCAGTACTGGCTGACGGTGTACAGATACCAAGGGTCGATTGCGATGGTCGGCATGTACCGAGCACACCCAAAGCGGGGGTTCAGCACGATATCGCGGAAGATCCACGCAGGGTTATCGGTCCACGCCGTGGTGAAAGTGCCGTCCCAGATGCCGCTGTAGGTGCGGGCTACGGGATTGTAGTTGGTAGGTATTTGTACCCGTTTGCCACGGACGCGGACGGATAGATCGGGGATGTTGTTGAACTGGCGGGCGTCAACTTTCAGCGCTACCAGTGCAGTGTTGGGGTAGGCAAATTTCTCGTCAATGATTTCGGCGTAACTTTGCCAAACTATTCCGTTTTGCAAGTAGGCACTGGTGCTATCGGGCGTTATGCGGGTGAGGCGAACACTCCAGGGTCCGGTGCCGTTCAGGTCAAATTCGTAGGCACGTTGGAATTGGCTGTTGGATTTTCCGCTGACTTCTGGTTCGGTGATGGTGGTGTACGGTCCACCGTTGGCTGAAACTGCAATTCGGTATTTGACACTGGTGGCGCGAATGTCGCCGTTATCAACGTTGGTGGATTGCAACGCCGTGTGCGTGATGATGACGCGGCAACGCTCGGTATCGAGATCAGTGATCGTGCGGGTGATCGGACCAGATGCAGTTGTTACTGCCGTGTTAACACCGACGGTGTTTTCAACAGTGCTGAACCCCAGCATCGGGGTTTGAGTTTCGTCCGTACCAGTGCGGCTGTCAATGATATAACCGGTAAAGTTCTTGCTGCCGTCTTGGTTTTGAATTGGCGTGGAATCCAAAAAGATATCTTCTTCGGCGCTATTTGGAAAACCTTCAATTTCACCTTCACTGACTGCGTAAACAGTTTTAGCGAAAGCGACTGAAAATAAATTGTTATCTTCCTCAACAGGTTGCCGAGTCGGTGCAATAACTGTTTGTTGAACAATCTGTTGCATACCTGACGCGCCACCGCCAGCACCACTGATCTTGGGCAGGTTGTTGAGGTCGTCCATTAGAGGTAATTCTGCAGCTCAAGACCGAACGACAGCACCGGCAAACTTCCGATGATGCGCTCACCGTAAAGGACAGGAACCACCTCGCCTTGTTTAGTGTTGGCGTTGGATTTATCAAAGGTGAAGGATTTTAGTTGATCTGCTTCACCTCTTCCACTTGTTGATGCGCCTCCAACGTTATCGACAGTTGGCATTTTTGGTGTCGGCGTTAGTAGTTGCGCAACACCCCCAAAAATCATTGTAACTCCAATGGATCCGAGTACCGGCGAAACGGCAAATGGTGCGGCTAAACCGAGCAGACCAATAGTTGCACCTGCAGTAAAAAAGGACAGTGCAACTAGACCGACGCCAAGCAAAATTGATCCAAAACCTCCTCCACCTCCACCACCACGCCCTGTGGGCATTGGTGCCAGCACTAGTCTCTTGCTCATTGGCCACAGCAACTGTTCTTCAGTCAACCCTTCGGCGTGATCGGTCACCACGCGCCACTTAATCCCGTTGTCGCTGCTATGGATCAAATACTGACGCAGTTCAGGGATTTGTACGCATAGTGCCCGGATAGCTTCGGCGGGGGTTTTGACCGCAAGGTGGAAGCGGCGTCCGAATTTGCGCCCGGCCTCACCCAGCAACCTGATCGTGACCATCAGCCGAACCTCCGCACCACCATGTAGGTATTCTCGCGGAAGTATCCGCTGTACGCCGTTAATCCAGACAATCTGCCAACAAGATGTTGGTACAACAGGTTGGCACTGGGATCTTCCACGACGGCGATGTGGTTGCAGCAATTCTGATTCCTGATGCGGAACAGGATTATATCCCCGCGTTCCAGTGGCACTGTGACCGGAAGGCGGACAAAGCCCTCGGCGGCGAAGTTGTCCTCAAAGTGCGTGAAGCCGTGGGTTGACCATTCGCCTTCGTACTGGCGCTCGTAGTCACCCATCGCCACGCCCATCTGCTGCCAGTACCAATCCCGTACAGCGGAGTAGCAGTCGTACACGCCGTAGTTCCAAGGGCGTTCCAGCAAACCGGCGGATTGTTGGGGATCAAGCCAGAACGTTTCGCTACCGCCGCAATTCCAGACGGCATAGGGCAAGTTCAGTTGCTTGCAGGCTCTGATGTCGGCGGGACTGAAGCCGGTGTAATTGATGTGGCTGTGCCAGCAGGCAACGGCGTCGTCGTAATACAGAGCCGTATCCTCGGCGCTGATCGTGAACGTGTCGGGTTCACTGCTGGTGTTAGCGCACTCCACAACGGATCCGTCTTGCAGGATGAAGCCGCAGGTTTCGTGTGGGTGGGCGACCTCGGCGTACTGACGCATAACGAGCCGTTGGGCGGCGGTCAGCGGATTTGACCAAGTAGTCAGTTCCATCAGCCTTGCGAGTCCACTAAGCCAGGAAAA